AATAATAATTATATTCATGTACAATTACTGCGACCACTTCATCACAACGCTCACACATTACTAATTTATTTTTTTTCGGCATCTTTTAAATGTTCTATTTCTAAATCACAATAATGTTTTATTTTTTGTAAATCTTCAATTGTTTTACCTTTTGTTAAATACCTACAAACATATTTTATTACGTTTGCTTGAAAAGGATTTAAACCATTCTTCCTTATAAATGTCCAAGGTTGAATTAAAAATTGCTTATAGTGAGATCCTCCAATTTGTTTATCTTCAGGAAAAGCTTCATCGAACATATTATTATCTGACATTTTAAACTCCACAAAGGCCTTCGCACTCTTGATTAAAGAGATCTGGCCCATCATCATTTTTAAATTTAACTTCATCTAAAGGCACACACTGTCTGTGTACAAAGTTTTTTACTTTAGGATTATGCATTCGCATCTTTTTATCAAATTCTACAGCACTTGCAAATTCTTCTGGTCTGTTATTTCTCATATCAATCCAAAAATTATCATCATGAAAAGGACAGCCAATACAAGCTGATTTAACAGGTACTTTAAAACCTTTACCTTCATACCATTTTAAACAATCTTGTCGTGACATTTTTTTATCTATTAAAGGCCAAACATTTTTTTGCCACCAAAACCTAGAAGGTTTCATTCTCATTACTTCATCAGTTGATATACCAACCCATACTTCAATGTGTTCTGTTTTAGGAAATCTTTGTCTTGGTTTTAAACCACATAGTTCTCTAATTTTTTTTGCTATTGGCGTAATCTTGTATTCTCTCGTACATTGTCTACGACCCATTCCTTTTTTCCCTTTTTCATTTAATGTGTAAAAAGGTGCGCTAGCGAATTGATTCCCGCCTGGTGCTAGTGCTTTCAAAATATCATCTTGAATATTACCCTTTTTAACTATGTGTACAGGATAACTAATTACACTTTTTAAATAATTTAAATGATCTATTACAGGTTTAGGTTCCCAGCCCGTATCTGCAAATACAGCTGCATCAGGTTTAACACCAAACTCTCCTGCATCAGCCATTAGGGCCATTGTAGAGCTTTGTACTCCTGCTCCTAGAGATAGTATTCTTAGCTTCGGTTCTTTATCTGACATAATTAGCCTCGTATTGTTTGTAATACTTTCCTAATGGAAAGTTATATTGATGGTAAGTACCCAAAAGATGCAAAGTGCTTTTAGATCTAGTAGCACCTGTATACCATACTCTAAGTTCTTTTACCTTGTCTGCTAAATTCTTTTTATCGAAGTGTGAAGGAAAGTTACATTTGCTCGCCAGGACAACATTATCTGCTTCACCACCTTTTACCTGGTGTATTGTATCAATAATAATTTTTGGTGGCTGACTTAAATCTACACCTTCGTTCATAAGTTTTTGAAAATATTGTTTATCTTTGTCTTTAAATTTTCTCTTAAACACTTGATTCCATGGACCTTTTTCATCACGCATACCACACCTTAGATGTAATTCATCAAATGTAAACACTTGATTTGGATGTGCAAAACTCCACTTTTTACTGTCCGTTGACCGGTAGCCGTGATCAATGTTTAACAGAAACTCATACATCGTTGTAGCTTCCTCTCTAGTAATACTACCACCATCACAAACCTTCTCCCAATAATTAATAGCTGCAAATTGATTAGGGTCAAAAGATTTATTATTTTTTTGATCTTGATAATACAAACCTAAGTTCCTTGCCTCCTGTTGGAGTTCTTTTTTTACATCATTAATTCTAGCTAACACCATCCAACTACCATCCATATCCCAAGGTACTTTCTTTAATCCATTCCAACGATATACCTGCCCCTCCTTACCATTAGAATAAAACTCTTTCTGTATACGGTTTTCACCCATAGAATTTAATAAACACTTTGAAAAAAAATGTATGTTTTTATTTAATCTTACACTCTTTTTTAATACCAAAGACTTACCAGGAAACGTTTGAAATAAATTAACATCAGCACCATTCCACTCGTAAATTGCTTGGTCATCATCACCTGCAATATAAACTCTCTCCACTGCACCTGCTATCTTAACCACCATGTCCCACTGCAGCGGTGTCAGATCCTGAGCTTCATCTACCATTAAAACTTTAAAAGGTATTATGAGTCCATCATTAATAAATTTTTCTACCATATCAGTGAAGTCTAGTCTGTCCGGTGTCCGTTGTCCGCTTTCTAATTCCATTGTTTTAAATTCTTGATAACCTGCAATGATAGATTTAAATTGTTGTAGTCTAACTGTCTTTCTAGTTTGTTGTTTATATAGCCACACAGGATCAACTTTCATGTTTCTTGCCCTGTCATATATTTGAAGCGACCAATTATTATATACCTTTTGATCATCCCAAGTATCTTTATAGCCTACCTTGACAGTGCCATATTGTGTATGAAACATTAACATGTCAGCCTTAGGATCTAATACGGGAATTTCAGCAAACTGTTGTCTGGCCAAAGAATGTAGTGTTCTAAAATATGAGAAAGCATCTTCATCATAGCCTTTGAACTTTTGTCTAACCCTTGCAACACACTCATTAACAGCTTTGTTAGTAAATGATACATAACAAATTTCGTCTGGAGAGTAACCCTTCTCAAGGTATCTCTTAACCCTTTTGAGTAAGTTTTCTGTTTTCCCTGTTCCTGGTGGACCAAATATTTTAATTGTCTTCCCACGCAGCTTTTGCTTTATTAAATTTGACATCTTTATTTTTATGCTCTGTTTGTTGAGGCAGTGCTACAACCCAATGCCTACTACTTATGTTTTGAAACTTCTTCTTAGGCAAAGCTTTTCCTTGCTCAAGAAAACTTGTACATTCTTTTTCATTCCAATTATAACCTATTTTTTTCATAAATGATTTAAAGGTTTCTAGCTTAAATCTCATCTCTACTTCGTCTTTCCAAATGTTACCAGAATCTATCTGATCAAATTCTGTAGTATCTTCTACATCTTCTAAGAACCTAGTCATTCTAGAATTAAATACATCTTCTCTTTCCTCACCTGCATCAAAGCCTTCCATGTCTTGTTTGTTAGATAACAACTCATCTAACCAATCTCTGTATGGATCTGGATCTCTTTTAGTAGGTTTAAGTGGTCTCCAAACAATATCGTAATTTAATAATTGTTCTCCCAACAACTGCTGTTGGTATAATTGTTTAGTTGAAAGTCTAATTGATTTACCATGTATAGGTAAAATCCAATAAGGTTCTGGATATGAATTTACTTTTAAAAGCTTACCAACCTCAGGCAATACTTCGTTTGCACCAATACCATGCTTACGTCTTAAGCAAGTGCTTGATGAACAATGCATTCTAGCAATTGATGTTTTACATTTATAAGCATATTCTTTGTTTTCAACACCCTTAAATATATTCTCTAATTCTTTTGGGTGTAACTCTTCTGAACAAACCTTGTTCATCATCTTACGAGTCCAATCCTGGTACATGACAGGATCTGGATTAATTTTTTTACCTAATACTGCTACGTTAAACATAGCATCATTACGACCTTCACCTTTTTGAACTTTGTTTTTCATGAAGTTAACTACACAAGGTGGGTAGTCTTTTGTTTCATCATCTTGGAATATCTTAAGTTTTTTAAATTCAGCAGGTGTCAATCTATAGTTTGATACAAACTTAAATAAATCTTCTATCTTTACAGAGTTAGCATTATCATCCATAGCAACTCTCGTTGTCATGTGTGCTTTCTGATAAGGTAGGTTTACAAAATTACCTTTTCTTTTTTGATTCCAATCTTCAGGAGTCAAGTCAACTTCATCCTGTGCAGGATAAATATCTGTAGTAGTATCATTAACACCAAGATCTGATGCAAGCTCAATTAATTTTTTACGCATCGATGCAGCAGGTACTACACCGTCAATAAATAATATTAAATGGAGTCCGTTGGACTTTGATCTGAATGGGACGAGTGGGTATTTCCTTTTCCGTATAACCGATATAACTTCCTTATGCTGTATATTATAACGATCAACATCGATGACCCCCCAACTGCATGTATTATCATCTCGAATGGGAACTGATCCATAGTATTTC